TATCGCCAACCAAGTCTTAGGGGAAACAATAAAAAAATGGCTCTTATAACCTATAACCCGTGCTACACCTACGAACCTTTATTAAGAGAAGACCGCCCTGAAGGGCGCGTGTACACCGTGCCCGGATGGGCTGAAGATGTGCCCAGCGTGACGAGCATTTTGTCGGCTACCAAGGACAACACGCAGCTGGACGAGTGGAAGAAGCGTGTGGGAGAAGAGGAGGCTGAACGCATTAAGACAGAGGCCGCGTATGTCGGCACTGCCATGCACCGGGTCATGGAGCATGTGATAACTGGGGATCGGCTGGTCGCTGCGCAGGATTGGCAAGAGATGCGTGGGTATGAGATGGCGTTCCGCTTGGCCAACGCCTACCTGCACAGCTTGGACGAGTACTGGGGGGCAGAGGTGCCACTGTATTACCCGGGGCTTTACGCCGGCACCTCTGACTTAGTGGGGCTGTGGCAGGGAAAGCCGGCCATCATAGACTTTAAACAAAGCCTGAAGCCTAAGCGCAAAGACTGGATAATCGACTACTTTCACCAGATGGCGGCATACGCCTGCGCCCATGACACGGTGCATGGGACGAACATCGATTTTGCGGTGATCTTGGTGGCTACTCAGACTGGGGATGTACAGAAGTTCACCACCACTGGCGCTGAATTTGAACAATACAAGCGCCAGTGGATGGATCGGGTAAAACGCTACTACACCCTTAAGCAGACAGCGTAGTGTCAAACGGGAACAACTGCTGCAGCATCTCCCGGCTGTTTGAGCTGGGAGCCCCTGTCGGAGCAGCCGACTGAGGCGGAGGAGCGGGCGAGACAGGAGATCCTCGGGTGCTTGGAGCGGGAGGCTGTGGCCGTGGAGTGTACATCTGGTCGTAAGGAGAGCTGAACGCGCTCCCCGGCTCCTGCTCCACGGGCTCATAGGTCACGGGGTTAATAGCGCCGCCGGTAAGGCCTGCGACATAACCTGTGATACCAAACTGAGAGGCTAACCGGCGCGCGAGTTCCTGTTGGTTCTGCGGCGTGATTCTCTCCAGCAGCGTGGCCATTTTCCGTGGGTCTTTTGCCGCTGTCTGCAGCACGTCCTGAATGAGCATGGATGGCTTGTTCAACAGCATATCACGCGCGATCGACGCTCCACGGCCTGCAAGCACCAGTGACTGAGCAGAACCAGAACCTACAGCCGCTAGTTTTGAGCCCAGATAACTGACTGCCAGCTCTTCAATCGGGCTCTTAGGCTGTGCCAAGGCGTTTTCAACCATCTGACCGCTTCGTAGAGACTCTTCAATAGTGCGCATTGGGCGCAGAATGCGGTTGATATTGCTGATCTCATCGGTGGAAACGAGCCCAGAGGACTCCATCAGGTTCATGATAGAAGGCTTGTTTCGTATGCCACGGATGGGGTCAAACAAGGACTCGTAATAGGCCGTTGGGCTAAAGCCCTTGTTGCCCCCGGCAGCGGTAAATGCGTAGTCGTACACGATGGATTTAAGCCCATCCACCGCATCTTGTCCGCCGTTACGGGCAAGTGCCACTAGCCTTCGCATCTGCTGAACAGGGTTCTCACTGCCTAAGGCATCAATAACTGTTTGAGTAGGGTTTATGTTCCTATTTCCCAGCACGTTAAAGAAGGCCGCTTGCTTTTTAACTCCCTCGTTAAAGGCACTGTTAGCCTGTGTTACCTGACGCAGTGTTGCCTCGGCAGTGCTGGCGTTTTGCAAGTCAGCAAGCAGTCCGGCAGCAGCCAAGTAAGGGCGGTTGTCGATGATGAACTTATCAAGTTTATTCTTGTCAAGGACGCTAACTACGTTGCCGTTTTCATCCAAGGTGTTCTTGAAGGAATTCTGTGCGCCAAGCAGTAGCCACTGCTGCTGCGCGTCACGCATTGAAATAGACCCCTGCGCCGCACGCTCAGCAAAGGGCTTGAGCTCCAGCACCTGTGGGGCATCTGGACCAAGCTCATTGAGCAGTCGTTGGTAGCGGGTATTCATCCCCTCAACCGCTGCCATTGCCTGATCCATTCGCGCAAAGGTGACGTCTGTGTAGCTACCAAAGGCGCGTTGAACAAGGATTTCCGGCGGCAACGCCAGTGCCCCGGTTCTACGGGTCGCTGTAGCCTCCCCGGCAAAGGTGCGGCTATAAAAGTCATTGAGGTCTTTTGTGTATAGCCGTGCACGCTTATATGCCTCGAAGTTTCCTAGCTCATCGAGATCTGCGTAAATAGACTCTGCCATTTCGCCATAAATACGCGCAGCGTTAGGGTCTGTTCTGACATGGACGCGCGCCAACCTAAGTAGGTCGCTTCGCGCTTGGACCATCTCGCTGACGTTAATCTCCTTCACGCCAGTGACGTAGTTTGCGGGAACCTGTTCGCTTTGCAGGTAAGGCATCGACAGCTTGCCTTGGTTATAGGTCTCCATTGCTTCCGGAGTTACCCCAAAACGATTGGCGATTCTCCTTGCAGTAGTTGCCCCGGGCATTGACCTAAAATACTCAGGAGAGACGCTCGTCATGGCCTCCATCATCCCACGGCTACTGTTTTGCCCCTGCATTCTACGCGGAGTAACTATGGCATCGGATAAGCCACTTGCTCCCGGTTCTATGTCCACTGCCGCAAGTTCTGCTTGTTTCCACAAGGCGGTCTCGTATGTCCGGGCATCTTCAAGCGAGGAAAACACCTCGTCGGAAATAATCCTACCTACCTCTTCCGTGGGCTGTGCGCTACGAGGGGATATACGATTAACGCGCTGCGCTGCATTTTGTTCTGCAACGGTCATGCGATTGCTTAATAGTCCTTGAAAGAAGTCAGACTCAATGCGGGCAGCGGCGGTCACCGCTTCCGGATCGCCTATCGCCCGTAGTCTGTCAACAAGCTGTGTTAAAGCTTCAAAGGTCTGCATCCCCTGCGGCCCGAGCTGGCTGCCAAACGCAGGGTTCTGCCTGCCAAGCGTCCGTTCCACCACATTCAAGGCAAGCGATCCGGTTTTCTGCCCCGCCGTGGGCTCAGGCACCCCACTCGGCAGAGCCTCGTTCAAGAGTCTGACCAACTCTTGGGGGTCTTCCCCCGCTTGGTTGATGATGTTCTGGAGATACTTTGCCGCAGCGTTTTCCCTACCGGATTCGCTGAACCTGCCCATCACATTGGTTATGACGCCTTGGGAGTTTCTGGCCGCCGTGGAAAGCGTGCGCAGTGGGTTGAACATGCCCCCTGCTACCTCAGCGCCTGCCCGGAGCAGTTCATTGTCGGGGTCATAGGCCAGAGAAAATCCTCCAGCGGTGGCTCCCCCGAGACCTGTTACTGTCTCTCCAGCCAAGGTGGCTTTTGGCGCTCTTCGCGCTTCATCGCCCATGCTTGATATGAAATTGGCTACCCTTCCGCCCTGCATGGTGGGTATTCTAAAAACAGTGGGCGCTGCGCCAATTGCTTCGCCGAACGTCTTTCCCCCTTGGAAGTACGGAATAAGTGCCGGATCTTGAAGGTACTTAGGCGGGACATTACTTTCCAGTAATGGGCTGAGGCGCGATGCTCCAAAAAGACCACTTGCCAGTCCTACGACGCCTCCTGCCAGAGCACCGTAAGGGCTTCTTGTTAATTCATACCCTTTGCGAGCGCCCTCGATCGTGGCTCCAGAAACAAGCAACCCTGTTGGGGCTCCCGTGAGAACCCCCGTCCCAATGGCAGAGAGCTTTTCGGTGCCCGTAACCCCTATAGGGGCCTCCCCTGCTAAAGCCTCATAAACAGGGCTACTATATCGAGCCGGAGTATTTTCGGTGGGCGACGGCGGTTGTGCTGCCGAATCGCCTAAAAGACTAAAAATCGATGCAGGAGAGCTTTGTGTATTAGGTTCGGCCATCTTAACGTCTCCCTAGTGCGTCTTTAGCTTCTTGCGTAACTGTTTTTATAACAGGAAGTCCCGGGGATTGGGGATCGTTCAACACTATCATTGAGGTACCCACCGGATATCTCAGCACGATGTCACTAAGCCTTGGATCATCCTGCCCGTCCACGTGCAGCGGAACCCCTAACAGTAGGCGCGCATCGTTTATGGCCAATGCCTGCTCTTGGAACGCTCTTTGTGCATCCATATTAAGTTTGGTGTTGCGGTAGTTCCTGAGCGCAGCTTCTTGTTTGGTCTGCAGCAGGGTATCTAGTCCAAACAAGGTGGCTCGGTATGAGTCCGGAGTGGCTAGTAGGCGAGGGAGCGTGTTCAGTTTTTCCTGCAGGTCTCGGCGCTCTTCCGCCGTAAACCGAGCAGTGTTTGAGTTAAACGCCTCAACCAGAGCATTGGTGCCTAAGGTTACAAAGGTTTGTGCCTGCACTTCTTGACCTGCGGTATCTCTAGCAAGGTTATTAAGAACAGGAACCTTAAACACCCCCGCAGAAAGGACAGGGATAATGCCTGTGGCGTTATCCGCAGCATTAAAGAAGTTGGCCACGTTTGGCTGCCCGTAGTTCTCTGTTCGAGGGTTGGCAATCGCCAAGCCGTCTATCGCCGATGGCGGCACGTTCTGGTCAAAAGGCTCAGGTCTTTGCCCAAGCTGCGCAAATTGTCCCTCTCCTGTGGGGACCCTCAAACGATCCCCGGGGGCACCCTGATTCAGGAACGCAGCGGCGTCTTGTGCGTGTGCCGGAACCGGCGTTCTGCTGACCACTAACTGCCCTGTAAGGGGATCGATATATTCTTTAGTCTGCGTCACCATCGACATCGCCGTTGCAAATAGGTCTATCTGCTCAGGGGTGGCGGTTCCGGAAAGTATTACTCGGGGCAGGCTGTTTACAGCCGCGTATGCCTTAGCCGGGGTCAGTGAGGCCTGCCCCATTGTTTCCGAGTCCGTTAAGGAGCGGGAGATTGACCCCAACAGCTGGCGCTGTTCTCGGGCTTGTGCAGTATTGGCCTCTCGGATTCCCTGCAGATCCTTCTCGGCGGCCTGTAGGGCGAGCATGCGCACGGCCTGATCCCGCTCCTGTTGAGCCGTGAGCCGCGCACCGAGCTGCCCCGGCAGTGCTTGTGCAGCGCCGGCCAGACGAGCGGCGGCAGAGCCTCGAAGCGGCTGACCTTGCGGACCGGTATTGGAAGCGTACCCAAGCGCAGCCTGTGCAATGTCAAACAACATGCTCGACTTCACTGCATCTGTGTTTCCTGTTCCAAGGAGGTCCTCGTACATAGGTACTCGGTCTTGCATTGCTGCCTGCAAAGAAGGCACCTCTAACGGGGGCCGTTGAGCAAACTGGATTAGCTCATCATCAGCAGCGTCACGCATCTGTTGTGAAACCGTTCTTGTGGAGGACGAAAGAGCCATTGGATACGGGGTCACAGCGTCCTCAGTGGACCCGTCCTGAAAATACTGGACAACCCCGCCGCGCGCCATTTGCAGCGGGGGCATTGAGCCTTGGTCAGCGGGCAGCGCGGCGATACCTTGCGGTGCCATGCCCATCATCTCGGGTGGCATACCCATCATTGCAGGGTCCATCGGCTGCGCTGCAGGCGGAGGCATTCCCATCATCGCAGGATCCATCGGTGGCATACCGCCCGGTGGTGGCATACCGGTCATGGCGTCCATAGGCAGAGCGCCTACATCTGCGCCGCCCATTGGCAACGCTCCTATGCCCTGCTGAGCAAAGATCGGCTGCAGCATTGCCAGCACTTCGTCTGGGGTCTGCTGGGCTGCGTTGTAACCAACCCGGTCGGCCAGCTCCTCGCGGCGGGCATCGATTGATCGATAGTCGCCTCGCAGGTTGTTCATCAAGATCTCAGGCGAGTCGGGGCGCCGGTCAAGGATTCGTGCCATGTCGGCGTCATCCCCCTCTTCGACCTGACCCTCTTTCTCGATCTCTTCCATCAGGTCTTCGATGTCGTCCAAGAACCCGGACATGATGCCGACGTTTTCAATTTCGTCGTCATCGACCATCTGCATTTTTTCTTTTGCCATCATATCCACCGTTTAGAAGAGTCCTGCTGTTTTTGCCGCTGCACCGGCAGACAACGCCCCGACACCAAGGCCAACTGCCGTCTGCATCGGGCTGGCAGAGGGTGCTGTCTGCGAAGTCATGGACATCTGCGTTGACGGTGCGCCTCGATAGATGTCGCTGACGAAGCCGAGCCGCTGATACGGATCCATGACCTCTTGCATCTGCGTCTGGCGGATCGCGTCCATCTGTGCCTGCTCGTTCTGTCGCTCGAGCTGACCTATGCCGCCAAGCAGTGCGACATCGGCTGCGCCAAGCTGCTGAGTAGCCTCGCCCATCGCGCCCATCTGTGTGCCCAGTGCGCCCATCTGAGTGCCAAGACCGCCGAGGGCCTGAGCCTTGTTAATGTCAACACCAGCCTGCTGCGCTGTGAGTGCTCCAATGCCCTGACCCAGCTGACCGTACTGCATCGCAGCCTGACCCAGTGCCTGCCCGCCGGCCAGCTGTCTCTGCTGCTGTGACTCAAAGCCCTGCATCGCAGCCTGCTGTGCCTGAGCGTAGTTCTGAGCGTAGTCCTGCATGATGCGTTGCTGCATCAAGTCTTGCACGCCCCGCTCGGTTTCAGCGCGCTGCACACCCTCGCGAGTGCCACCAAACGCTCCGGCTCCAACGGCACGCGCTGCATTTCCTTGTTCAGCAATGGTTGCCTGCCGGCGCATTTCACCCAGTGCATTTTGAGTGACCTGCTGCTGATATGGGTTCATGTAATCAGCAGCGGCGTTTGGGTCATAGCTTTTAGCAGAGCCAAGAATTCCGCCAATGCCCTGCCCCAGAACCGGCATGGCTCTTCCCATCACGTTCTGCGCCTCTTGGAACTGAGGTGCAGTCTGGATAGCCCCTGCTACCAGAGCGCCGCGCTGGGTGAGATCCATACCCTGCGTGATGGCTTGCGATCCGCCTTGGATGAACGGCTCAAAGGAACCGATACCCTGACGAGCCAGATCCATCGCCTGCTGATCACCAACAGACAGACCAGCTGCCTCAACGGCGGGCATGGACATGGGCTGCGCGTACAGACGATTTGCCTCGTCCATAAGGTCAAGTTTTCGCTGCTCAATACCCGGCGCTTCTCGCTGGTACTGGGTTACATAAGATGTGTCAGCCATTGCTGCGACCCTCCAACTTTCTCATTAGGGCGTACATTTTTTTCGCTCCTGCTCGTCGAGAGCCGTTGCCCATGCCGCGCACGGCCTTGGCAGTAAATACGAATTCGCCATCAGAAAGCATCGCGGGGATGTCGTCCGAGGTGCCGGTGCCGGGACCGTTAATCGGGCCAGTTTTACGCGGAAACTCCTTGTCCATGCTGCCGCCCTTGGCAGCAGCTCGCGGGGCAGGAGGCGTGTAGCTGTAGGGGTTAAATAAATTGCCAAAAGCCGTTGTGTTGACACCGCCGTACCGTAGCCTGTCCTCTTCTTTTTGCAGAGGAATACCTGACATAAAGTCCTCAAAGCCCTCGGGTGGAGCGGTCTCCTCTTCTTTGAATCCGCCGCCGAGCGCCATGATGCCGAGGCCGGTTGCGGCGATAGGTCCGAACTGTCTGAGCATGCCGGGCATAGCTGCGTCGTAAGCTTTTTGAGCAAGCGTCTCAGATCCCGTTCGAGCGAGAGTATCTGTGAATGCTTTTTCTGCAGCTTCTTTCCCAGCAGCCTCAATCCGACCCGGTAGTATTCGATCAAGACCTTTTTGAACAAGGCTTCGTGGGGCATTGCCTTGCGCCCCACCCGCCATATTTTGCGCGGTCACAGAGGACGTGTCTGAGCCCATAAACTCCGGTTTTAAAACCCCAGTTCCCGGTAGATTTGATGCTGGAGCTGATCTCTGGGCAGCCGCAACAGGACTGGCAGAAGACCGTGTTGGCGCTTGGATTGCACGGTCAAATTGTGACTGGGTGAGGGGTGTAACACCGTCGCCCTGAAAGCCTACAGTCTTAAAAGGAGCAACTTGCGCAGAGAACGGAGCTGCATTTGGACCCATGTCTACTGTGAGCCCTTCAATTCCCATCGGTGTACGGGCAATGGGAGCGGCCTGCTCGCCAAGGCCAAAGGTGCGAACCCCAGTGCCAGCAGCTGGTGCTGTGCCCATATCAGCCAGCGGTTGAGCTGCCTCAGCCGGTGCGCCAGTGAAGAACTCCTTCGCTTTGGTGAACTGTCCGCCAACGGTAGTAGGTCCGGTGTAGCTGCCGGCCTGAAACGCCTGCGCTCCGCCCATGAGACCCGCGCCAGCACCAGCGGTCAGGCCGCCAAGAGCACCTGCGCGAAGAGACTCTTTCAGGTTGCCACCACCCAACGCAGTTGAGCCGGCTGATCCTACAAAGCCTGAAACGGCAGCAACGCCTGCAGTGGAGCTGACGCCCATCGCAGTGGCAGCGGCTGGTCCTAAAAAGAACGCCAGAGCCATCGTTGTTACGATCTTACCCACGCTGGACGATGCAAATTTCTTAACCGCCTGACCGACCTTTTTAAGCGCGTTTTTGGCACCCTTGAAGATCTTCTTAATGAAGAACTCTGGCATGCCGGTCACTGGGTTGATTGTGCCGCTGCCGCCCATCTGCTTGAGCATCTCGATCTCACGCGGGGAAACATGCGCCAGCGTCGTGTCACCGTAGCGACCCTGCTTGGCAATGGCGTCGGCCAGAGGATTCAACGACGCAATCCCACCCTGAGCAAAGCCCATCGGCGGTCGCGCCATGCTTGTCATGCCTCGCAGCTCATCAAGGGCGAGGTTGAGCGCGCCGAAGAACTCAGGGTCAAATACTGGAGGCAACAGGTCTTCAGGAATATCCTGTGCAAGATACTTTTCGCGTATCTGCATGTACTGATCCGGAGAGGCCAAGACCTCGTCAACGAGCTGATTCAGCACGTCCATCACTTCCGGCGGTAGATTCAGCCCCTGCAGTTCTGCTTTGAACTCAGCAACGGCAACGGGATCTGCCTCCCCTGCGCTCGCAAGCAGGTCGGCTGAAAACTCAGACGGAGGAATTTCTTCGCGCATTTGCTCGAAAACCGCAAGGTTCTCTGGCGTCATCTGCTGATCAGCGGACTGAGAGGGAAGCTGACCCATTCCCGGCATAGCATTAACCATGTCTTTTTCCTTTAGAAGTTAAAAGCCACACGGGGCTGCGCGCCGGGGAAGGTCGCGAGAATACTTAAAATTATCAACGAAGATGCCTTCATTGTCCACTCTTACGACCGATCAGTCTCTAAATAGGACAGCACGAACGTCACAGTCGCCACGCTTGCCGTCACCTTGAGCACGTCTGTAGCCTCAAGGATACAGGGAATACCGCTGAAGACGTCCATCGTCTGACTCGTTGGCAGCTGATAGGTCTTCAGGAGCTGATGCGCCGTAGCGCCTCCAGCCGGGTACAGATTGACCGAAATCGACGCAACCGAGGCGTTACCGTTGGTCACCCGCAGCGATGACAGCACTGCCGTGTTGGCCTCTGGCACTGTGTAAATGGTCGTTTCTGTCGTCGCAGCTGGTATGAGCGGCTTTCTCAGATACTTGTTTGACATGCTGATTACCCGGCTGACACAAAGTTGATGGTGAGGATCACAGACGGTATAGCAGGCCGCGTGGGGCTGGTGCCTGCTGCGTAATGCTCAAGATACACGTCAACATTGTCTGACCACCACGCGATCTCCAGATAGTTCACAGCAGGGTCGGTGACGGTAAATATGCCCGTGATTGCCGGAACTATGTGCGCCCACACGCTGCCGCTCTTGCGCGCGGGTATATCAAATCTGGTATTACTTAAGGGGTAATTGACCCCCGTGTCCTTCGCCCAGACCTCAAACTCCGCTACCGAATTGCTACGATTTGTCAGCTGCAGGGTAAAGGTCACCAAATACTGTCCGCTGCAGGGGACGTAGATCTTAGTGTTGTCCACCACCCGGATTCCGTTGGACAGCGCAACCGTATTGTAGGTAAGCAAGTTCTCGCTGGTGATGCCGGCACTGGTCTGGTCAGCGTCAGACAGCAACATGGCGTGTGGCTGCATCATGCCGTTGGAGAGCTGGAATCCGCGTACTCCTCCAGCAAAACCGCCGCCCGCTCCGCTGCCCGCGCTCATCCATGTTGATGCACCGGCAATGTTTTCACCGGTAACAGGGGTGTAGGTCGTGTTCAGCTGCAGGACAATCTGCTCAAGCGAACGCACCAGCTGGTTAAACTGCTCCGGTGTGTACTTCGCCGAGGCGTTGGGCAGACGGACGTTGTTGATCTTGCTCATCGCAGACCATCCGGCTGCAGGTCAACACGCAGCGTACCGTAGCGCCATGTGGCACCCAGCTCGTTGTTCTCGATAGTGATCGAGATCTGCCGGCCACGCGCTCGGGTGTCCACTTTGGTGGTCGTCGGCGTAATGATGTACGGATCAAGCGAGCTGGGGCTTGCTAGCGCCTGCGGGAATGCACGCAGCAGCAGCCGGATTGTCAGATCGCCAACTTGGTTCTTGAAGTCTGGGATAAAGCGCGACATCAGCAGCATGTTGTCGCCGTCACCGATGTCAAAGTAGCCAGAGGTCAGCAGGGACTCCAGCGGCAGATCCACGTCGTCTGTGCCGGTCTCATGCTGATAGATCAGCGCCCTGCCCGCAGTCAGACCGTAGATCGTGCTGATGGTGGCGTCGGTTGCGTCCGGCAAGTATTTAGAGGCCAGCGGCTTGGGGTAGGCGCTCAGATCTACCCACGACGTTCGTGCCATCGTGCCGATCGCCCATGTGTTCTCTAGGTAGTTAAACGTGACGCATCGATCAATAAAGTCGCTGGTGACAGAGCAGTACCACCACGTCACTTCGTTGAACTGGCTGTTCAGACCAACGTGTACCTTGGTCTTCTGCACCTGATTGAGGTCTTTAAAGACGTAATCCTGAACCGTGCACGGAAGCTTTTTCACCGTACCATCGAAGACGTAGAAGGCTTCTGTGCCCATCCAGAAGGCAAGGCCGTTAACGTCCACTGCAGCGTGTGGACCAATGCATCCGCAGTTGGCACCGAGCTGCTGGAAGCCAAAGGTGAATGGTGGTCCAATGTACTGCTGGCCGTGCAGCGCCGTGTCGGTGAAGATCAGGATCTGGCCGCGAGAACGGATCGCCGTAATGATTGTATTGCCGTCAGTGAGCCGTTGGCCGCCAGCCGTGTTGGTCGCGCTCTCAACAAACTCCGTGATGTCCTCTTGATTCGAGAATCGCACAAACATCGGATCTTGCGTCGAGGAACTGCCGATCGTGGCCTCCGTCCCAAAGCAGACAAGGTGCCTGTCCGGGGTCGATATCAGAGCGTACTTGCTCTTGGTCGGCGCACCTGACAGAACCGTTGCGCGGGTAGCAACGCCCGCGCTCAAGTCCCAGTAGTAGGTTGGACCATCCACCAGCTGGCAGATCACATCCTCCCCGTAAGTGTCAAACTGCCATACCCGCGAGCCCAGCGCAACAGTGCTTCCCGTTGGCCGTGGCGTGCCCCACGTGCTCAATCCCCACGTACCAAAACCCCAGCCAAAATTGAAGAAGTTGATGGCCGATCCGACGTTGATCTGGTAAGTGCCCACGACACTCGCGCCGCCGTCACCTGTATCCGAGGCATTGGCCGCGACAGGCGCAGTGATCGTGTAGCTGTTGGTGTTTACAACAGAGGTGACTTCGTACTGGCTATTGAGCACCGTCGCAGTGATCACGCCACCAAGGCTGGCAGCGCCGGAGAATGTTACGAAATCACCCACAATTGCGCCGTGGCCGGTGTCGGAGACGGTGATCGTAGGCGAACCAGTAACAGCAGCAAACGTCACCGCGCCAGCGGCTGTTGTTTCACGGATAGGGGTAATGTCTGTCCATGTGCCGTTGACAGACACGTACAGCTTTCGATCAGTACCGACAATGACGTGCGGCACTCCAGCAAGGCTTGTCCATGTGAACACCTCGCTGACCATGCCCACCAGATAGACTTCGGTGTTTTCAAAATTAATCCAGCCGCCTATTTTTTCGGGCAGGCCATAGCGAAACCGCACGTTATCGCAGTTCGTCCAGCCGCCCTCAGCACCGTATTCGGTGTTCTGCTTATCGATGCCGGGGGCTAGATTAAGTCGAAAGTACGCCATCTAAGCCCTTTACTTCATCATGGCGGGACGAACACCACGTATCGCTGCCCCTGCTCCACGTACCTTGTTCTTAGCAGGACCGGCATCTTCACGCTTCGCTGTATTCCCGCTTTTCTTAGCCGTGTTGCTATACGAGGGCGCAACTCCCATGGTTTTTCCCATGGTTTTCATATCGGAGTTTTCCATCATGGTGCCATCAGGCATCCTGTGCATACCCTTATTAGCAACGCCACCTGCTTTCATGCCTTTAACAGCTACGCCGCCCGCTCTCATGCCCTTAGCTTTCATCTTCACTCTCCGCATACAAGTTGTTAAAAGTAACTGCTGGGTCTAAATACGAATCGTCTTGCTCGGCGCAGTGTATCCACTGCGAAGGTTTAAAGTCCGGTGCGCCTTCACCTGTGACCCAATAAGCTGGGCTTGTGACGCGGACTCGATTATTCGGTAAGGCTACAATATTACCCGTCCATTTACCAGCATCGGTCAGGATCAGCACGTGGGTCTGCTTGTGCTGTGCAGGGTCTTCGGACACCTCGCTCTCAGCGTAGTCAACGGTAAACAGATACCGGCCTTTAAAAAACTCGTTGTTGATCTTGCACAGCCACTGGGACGGTTTGGCACGGTCAATGGAGATAATGCTGTGATGGTAGGAGCTACAATCCCAAGGCTGCACAAAGTGCGTCTCCATCCGTTCAGGCCACTCTTCCAGTGGTATGTCACCCACTAGCGCAGTGATCGGCATTCTTGCCCACATCGCGCCGCCATGCACATTCGGCTGGCTACCATCGTCCGCTTCACACCCGGTAAAGATCAGTTGGAACGACAAGCACCGATCAGGCATCGTGGTCACTGCAACAGCCAGCGCGTGAACATACTCACCGTGGTAGTTCTGGTGACCGTTGGTAAACTCTTTGCGTACCCAGCACTTAAAGTACGGTATGTTGCTTATAAGATACATCTAACCCCCAGACAAAAATAAAGCTCGCTCGGCTTCTCTGCGCCTGACCAGACCGTTCAAGACCTTGCCGCCAGCCTTGTTCCATTTCAAGAACTCGTCTGCTGCGCCATCGTAGTCGCCGCGATTGTACTTCATTCTTAGGGTACTTGACTGCAAATTACCTAATCCCACATTGAAAGCAAAGCTAACAATTGCGTCCAAGTGGCACTGACGATCAACAGTAGCAGGACATAATCGTAGTACGCCAGCCGAAAAGCGTAGTAAATCCGCCTCAAGAAGCGCGTCAATTTCATCACCGGAAAATGTCCTGTTATGCTCAGTTCTCAGTGGGTATGCGGCTCTCTCACCTGTTTTAAGACGCGCCTGATCTGGGTAGAGTACTCTTCCAAAACCAATCGTCCAAAGTGACGCTGAACACTTGTAGGGCTGGTTGTGACAGCCCTCAAAGGATTTGATCAACTGGATGCCAGCCTCAGAGATTGTCATTTCTTGTTGAAAGCCTGTGACCCGAACCAAAAGCTAATGATGGCAGCAAGAATCGCCATCTCGTCATCGCTGAACACCATCTCCATCGCTTGGGCAAACGCCACGCCTGTGCTGTACGCGTACCAGATTCCGGCTACGTCAACGACGATTAAGAGACCCACAAACAGGTAGGTCACCACTGGCCGCACGCTGGCACGAAGGTTAATCACCCAAGTACTTGCACCCTCACCGATCTTCATGTCGTGTTTCCACATCGCGAGTTTTTCCTGCGCCTGTGTCTGCATGGCAATCTGCTCGGTCTTGATCTCTTCAACAGCTGCTTGGGCAATAAAGCCCTCTTTTGCCAGCGCCAGTTCACGCTCGCGCTGCATCGCCATCAGTGCCAGTTCGTGCTTCTTGTCGCCCCGGTCTTGTACAAAATCCAGTACTTTCGGCAGGCCACCGGCAGCAAACCCCATTAAACTTGATACTAAACTCAACATGGTAATTACCTCAGATTCTGAATAATGCCGATCACAAATGCTATGATTAGTCCCACCAGCCCCAGCAGGACGATAACGGTTAAAACATTTTGAATTAGATTACGCATCTTGCGCCGCTGGTTAAGTATCGCCCTTTCCCGCGTGTGCTTAATCTTTTCGCGGTCACGCATCATGGCCGTGTATTCTTCAACGCCCCACCGCCAGACAATCAACTCCCGTAGCTCGCGTTCCTGCTGCTCAATCTTCTTGCGAGCAATCAGGGCTTGCATCGCCTCTTGCTCAACACTGCCGCTGAACATCAGCTTTTTGAATAACGGCGGGTCTTTTGCTTCCTCTTCCGCGTTCTTAACATCGCTGACGGCTTTGAACCACGTACCCAGCTGACCGCCCATATCCTCCAGCTCACGCCCCACCTCAATGCCCTTTTTGAGGACCTTGTACGCAGATGTGGCTATGGCTAAAGCGGAGACTGGGTCGAGCATTACTTATCGGCCTTCTTGTCCAGCTTGCTGAACACCTTGTCGAAGTTCGCATTCATCTCTTGGCGCAGCAGGTGCATGTCCTGACGGAACTCTTCGCGGCTCAGCAGAGCAGCCTGTTCCTTTTGCAGGGCTTCAATCTTGCGATCTTGCTCCTTGTTGTCCTCCCGAGTGGACTTCACGAACCACGCAACTATGGCTCCCGCCGCTGCGATCAATGCGTCAATAATGCTTGATTCAGGCATGATCTACCCCTTTCGCTTTAAATAACCGGACAAGTCGCCATAGAACTTTTTAGTTCCAATGTGCACACAGGTCATGATTGGGTTCAGCCAGCAGTCAAAGCCAAGTTCACCTAGCTTTTTAAACAGCACCGTGTCCTCAGAGTACAGCTCGCCATCGACCACCTGTACATCACAAATCATCCTGCGCGTCTTACCCTCGTTGCGGTACTCGGGGCTTGAGTCCCACAGTGCCATAAACGCCTTTCTTGAGAGCTTAACAAAGCCTGTACCGAGCCCACGACACTTGATCAGACCGTTTTCGTGAATGGTAAAGTCGTCTGTCTTAACAACGTAAATCTCGGCGTCGTCGGTCTTTTTACGCGCCGTGCCGCCGACAACATCTTCAGGACGGTTGATCATGTCGAGAATCCACAAAGGACTCCACTCCATGTCGGAGTCAATAAAGATCATGTCGTCGTAATCTCCCTCTACTGCCAGCGCAATCAGGTCGTTCCTAGCCCGTTGGATCAGGGCGTCATAGGACATAAAGACTGGGTGCACAAAGATGTCATGAGTCTGCGCCAGCCTGATCGTGTTGACCAAGCTGTTCGTGTACCAGACATCCAGCCTGCCGTCATAGGCAGGTGTGGCGATTAAGACTTTACGCTGCGACATAGGCTTTGCCAGCAGCGATTGCTGCGTTGACCGCGCTCATGTCCTCGGTTGTCCAGAAGTCCTTGGCAACCATGATCTCGAGGTGAGCCACGTTGCGCTCAACCGTGTCTTTGTCGCCTTGGGTTTCGCCGGCAATAATGGCGTTGATGAGCCACACGCTGTCGCCCATTGCGCTGTAGTGCTGTGCTATTTGCTCTGCTGTTTGTTGCATTATATTTACCTTTTGCTCAAGTAAACTACGTTTTCGCTTTCAACAACATGCACTTCATGTCTGGATATAACCGCCGTTGATGTGTTCCTGTCCAGCGTCATTCTACCTTCACAGACGATGTTGTAGTCAGCCCCGTTACTGTCTTTTTCGCTTTTCACAGGGACTGTAATATCCAAGTGCTTTACCAAGTACTCTTTCTCGCCTTCAAACACGCGCCAAACGTGATCCACCGTGCCACGCCCTTCCTGACCGCGAGACTTGTTGAAGCGTATCCGGTAAATCATACAACCTCGGCAGCAGGCGCTGGGCAAGACTGAGCGACCTGTTGTACACCAAGATTAAAATGCACAAACTTAATCGGCTTGTCCGCAGCATGGCGCGTAAACGAGTGAGCCAGCCAAGCGTTAGCGAAGATAAGCATCCCCGGTCTTGGTATAAAGTTAATCATCCGACTTGCCGCCGTTGCGTTGTTCATGTTCTGCTCAGGCAGATCAATCTGCACCTTGCCTGCACGCGGGTCGTGGAAGATGACTCTGGAGCAGTCTTCCGGGGTTTCGAGGAAGTAGAAGCCTGTAATCTGTGAGCCGTATCCGTGAACGTGCTGATCCATTGAAGAGTGCTTGTGGTGCTCTTGTGTCCACATCTCCATGAAGGTCACAGCCTTGTCCTGCATAGCGTAGCCCTGCTCGTTCAGAATGCTCCATGCGCTCGTACCAACAAACTCTGTGAACTCTTTCACGCGCTCATCAGCAAAGTAGCTATTGGTCATGTGCACAGGGTAAATCTCGTGCAGCTCACGTTCTTTACGCACCAGCGCCAAGTGCTCCTCTGAGACGGTGTTGACTACGTCAAGGAAGTCTGGTCTGTCTACAACGTACATCGCTGTGGGGAAGTGATACGCGGCCTGAAGCTCTGGTAATTTGACCGGATCGACCGCTATTTTCTTCTTAGGCTTGCTCATGCACTCACCCATGCCCACTGAGCAAAGTCAAATACGTACTGGCCTTCAGGTTTTGCTGGGGCTTCTTTCCAGTTGTTGTCTGCACCAGACCAACGGAATATTTTGCCTTCTTCAACAGGACGCGGTATCGGCGGAACCATCATCAGAGTGGCCTCATCAAGCACCCACGCCGTGAAGTTGAATGCGTTAGGGATCAATGCCCACGCATCACGGACAGCCTGTTGCTTGGCTGCCTTTTCCTCGTCGGTCATGGGGCGAACAAACCACACATCCGTCCACACACCATCAACCATCTGGTAGGCGGCCTGCTTACTCTCCAATACCTCGTAAACACCAATGATCGGACGCTCAACACGCACAAAGGGCTTCCAGTGATCAGGAACGCCGCCAAAGGCTGCTATCAAGTTGTCCTCAAAGGCAGGGTGATTTACTGTCTGCCCGTTTTCAGTTTGTATGTATAGCTTCATTATGGACTTCCTACACCAGTGCTTGGGAATGATCTTGCACATCCGGGCCAAACTATGCGTACTCCACCGCTACCCCCATTCCCTCCCCGAGTAAAAGCAGAACCGCCGCCGCCGCCGCCGCCAAACGCGCCTGCGTCTCCCGGTGACCTAGAACCAGCAACGCCGCCGGCTGTACCCGCTCCGCCACCAAAACCCGCACCGGTAGATGATGCCCCACCCGTGCCACCCGAAGCACCATTAGGGAATAGCCCCGTGCCTCCGCCACCACCGCCTGAATTTGAACTAGTGCTAGCACCACCACCGCCACCGCCACCGCCAGCTGATGTAGAAGAGCCACCAGAACCTCCTGCCCCACCCGCCCCACCCATAGCACAATACCCGGCAGCGCCACCGCCGCCACCACTACATATAGGGTTGCCTTGGCCTCCGAATCCCCCATTACCACCTTGATATCCGGTTCCTTGACAGGCTAGAACGCCGCCACCAGCCCCGCCGCCAAAACAAGGGCTGGCGTTTCCAGCTCCGCCACCTACGGCTCTGGGATTAGTGGTAAACATAGAGCTTGCTTCGCCGGCACAACCAGAAACACCTAAACCATTACCCCCAGTACCACCTGCACCTACGGTTACTGTGTAGCTACATCCGGGGTTCACAGATACGTTATTTCTGTAACTAAGACCACCACCACCACCGCCGCCGCCGGTCACAAAACAGCATCCAGAACAGCCGCCACCTGCTCCACCGCCACCACCTGCGATAACTACAACAGAAACTTTAGTAACCCCTGCAGGAGCAACCCAAGTGTAAGTACCGGCGGTAGTAAACGACTCTGAATTCGCAAAAGACCGCTGGTTCATAAAGACAACTTGTTGAGCACCACTCATGTTAAGCCACTCCCGCTGATAAGCCATTCAGTCGATGTAACCTTAATTGCCGTTGCAGAGCCGTTTGCTGCGAGTGTTCGTGAGCCGGTAGTACCCGCTGGTGACAAACGCATCGTGTCTGTCGTGATGGCAATCGTAATAACACCCGCACCGTTTTGATTGATAAACGTCACTGCTGTGCCGATGGGAAATGGCACAGAGCCATTAGCAGGGATTGTAAAAGTCCTTGCCGTGGTGTCAGCAGATGGGTGGAAGATGTGCTTACCCGCGTCAGACGCAACCAATGTATAAGCTGCGCTCTGGCTGTTTTGAGGTATATTTCTAAACGGCACATCGTTAACAGCCCAGTCAACACTCAGGCCCGGTACTCTGAACTTGGTTATGCTTGAGTTACCGACAGTGACTTCATTGCTCGCCGTGGCACTTGATGCCGCAGCGTTGTAGCCAAGGATTATGTTGTTTGAGCCGGTGGTCAGGTCGTTTGTGCCAGAGGAGGCCGCGCCAGTGCCAAGGGTGACGTTCTGGGTTCCGGTGGTGATCTTGTCGCCCGCCTGATAGCCAACAGCGACGTTGTCTGCGCCTGTGGTGTTAGCGTCGAGGGTCTCGGCACCCAAGGCAGTGTTGTTCGCGCCCGTTGTGTTGACAAGCAGAGCGTCCAATCCTAACGCTACGTTAAAACTGGCTGTGGTGTTAGCCCCCAGCGCATTTCTCCCCATCGCTACGTTGTCTACGCCAGTGGTGTTGGCGTCGAGTGTCAGATGTCCTACAGCAGTGTTACCGGTGCCTGTGGTGTTTACAAGAAGGGCGCTCGTTCCGACAGCAGTGCTGTTCGTGCCTGTTGTGTTGGCACCCAGTGCACCAGAACCAACAGCAGTGTTGTTAATGCCCGTAGTGTTAGCGTCGAGTGCATTAGCTCCCACCGCAGTGTTGCCGGTACCTACTGTGTTTGACAGAAGCGCACCACTTCCCACCGCTACGTTGTTTGCGCCTGTGGTGTTTTGATTAAGCGCACTACTGCCTACCGCTACGTTGGTTGCGCCAGTGGTGTTGGCCGACATCGCACTACTGCCTAACGCTACATTGTTTGAACCTGTGGTGTTTGCAACAAGGGCGCTCGTTCCGACAGCAGTGTTGTTCGTGCCTACTGTGTTAGTCCCCAGCGCATTACTGCCAACCGCTACGTTGTTCACACCCGTGGTGTTCACGTCCAACGACCTAAAACCAACGGCTGTATTATCCGTGCCCGTTGTGTTGTCGTTGCCAGCTTCAAAGCCAATAAAGGTATTGTTTACACCGGTATTGGCTACCCCAGCACCTGAACCCAAAGCCGTCTCAAACGGGGATCCCGACTCTGTGACGCCGGTCAAAGACGCCGCAGCCGTAGGATTGGCATCAAACACCGCTGCACCCGCGCCTGCGCCGTTAGTTACTATCATTACTTTGGAGCCGCTAGGGATTGTTACATTCGCACCGGAACCTTGGGATATGGCTATAGACTGACTGCCGGTGGTGGCATTCTCGATGATCCAGACCTTGGACACCGTGTTTGGAGCCAGCGTTACCGTGCGCGTCGCAGTTAATGACACCGCCGACGTAATCTTTAGGTACAGCGACCGGACGCCGTCAGCCGTAGCGTCTGGCATCGTGAAGGTTTCGTCGGCATTGGCCGCCATCTGCTTGGTGCCAAGACTGAAGGCATCAGCAATAAGAGCTAAGTTGGCGTTGGTCGATGTGCCCCACGTACCAGACTCGTCTCCGGTGGCAATCTCTTTAAGTCGTAGATCATTAGCATACGTCGCCATTTATTCACTCCTAAGCCGCTTTATTTACGTCCACCCATACGGTGGTTTGCGTGTCGTTTACATTAGCCCAGCCGGGCGATTGTCCGTCGTTTACGTCTACCCATGCGGTGGTCTGTGCGTCGTTTACGTTGACCCAGTCTGATGACTGCCCATCGTTTATGCTAACCCATAATGGGGCTTGCGTGTCATCTGTGTCCACCCAAACAGGCGTCTGAGCATCTACTACATCGACCCAACTTGCCGCCTGACCATCGTCAATCCCAGCCCAGTTAGGTAACTGCCCGTCGTCAATGCCAGACCAGTTTGGTGACTGTCCATCATCAACACTATTCCAGTTGGGCGTTTGTTCATCGTTAATCCCAGACCAGTTAGCGGCCTGTGAATCGTCAACGATATTCCAGCCGCCAATTTGAATTACGCCAATCTCTCCGAAGCCGGAAACACCAGCTACAGGCGTAATAACTTGTGGTAATAATACACCAACATCTCCGGCGGCGCTAACCCCGACAAGACCAAAGGTTACTACCGGCAAAACCGTGCCTACAGCCCCAGTGCCCTCAACTCCAGTGACAGGCTCTATTACGCGGGCTACCGATGTGCCGACAGCGCCTGTGCCTTCTACTCCGACAACAGACTCAATAATGCGAGGCACTACAGTGCCAACCTCACCTGTTGCTGATACCCCGGTGACTGTTTTAACCACGCGAGGAACAACAGTTCCTACTACACCAGTGGCCGATACGCCAGTGACTTGGACTGCGTCGTTCACCTGAATAGCAACAGTGCCTACCGCACCTGTGGCTGACACGCCGGTAACGACAACCGAAGAGTCTATAGCCAACCCGACGTTGCTAACGAAACCTTCAGCGCCAGCGGAGATCGTAGCCTCACCAAAAGGCCCTTCTCCCCAACCTACAGCACCCCAACCGCCAAGGTAAACCGTTTTATCGTAGGCCGGGGTAACGATTCCTATCGCACCAGTGGCCGATACACCAGTGACTTGGACTGCGTCGTCCACACGCAGTGATACTGTGCCTACCGCACCTGTGGCTGACACGCCGGTAACGACAACCGAAGAGTCTATAGCTAGGCTGACGTTGCTAACAAAACCTTCGGCACTGACCGAGATTGTAGCCTCGCCGTAAGGACCTTCTCCCCAACCTACAGCGCCCCAACCGCCAAGATAAACCGTCTTATCGTAGGCCGGGGTAACAATTCCTACTGCACCGGTAGCCGATACACCAGTGACCTGAATTGCGTCGTCCACGCTGATTACTACGGTGCCTACCGCACCGGTAGCAGATACGCCAGTGACCGCGACAACATCGGTTACCCGTATGGCTACAGTACCAACGTCTCCGTTTGCACTGACCGAGATTGTGGCTTCGCCGTAAGGACCCTCACCCCAGCCGACCGCACCCCAGCCACCCAAGTAGACTGTGTCGTCAACGCGGACTGATACTGTTCCTACAGCGCCGGTTCCCGCTACACCAGTAACAGGGACTACGTCGTTTACCCGAACCGCTACGGTTCCTACAGCACCTGTGGCTGATACACCGGTAACAGCCTCAACAACCCTCGTTACAGGGGTCCCGACAGCACCCGTGCCCACCACGCCTGTGACAGACTCAATAACTCGGACTACAGGAGTGCCCACTGAACCAGTGCCAGACACGCCGGTTACGAGGACCGCAGAGGTTATGACTAGGCTTACATCACCAACGAGACCATCGGCGCTAACAGATATCGTGGCCTCACCCCAGCCACCATCACCCCAGCCGACAGCACCCCAACCACCAAGGTAAACTGTCTCGCTCACACTCAGGGATACTGTACCTACTTCGCCGGTTCCGCTTACCCCAGTGACGGGGACTACATCATCGACCCGCAGGGACACCGTACCAACAGCGCCGGTTCCGACTACGCCGGTTACTGGCTCGCGTACCCTAGGACGAACGGCGGTTACAGAGCCAGTAGCGGATACGCCGGTAACGGCCACAGCGTCATTAACGCGAATTGAAACAGTGCCTACCGCACCCGTACCGGAAACCCCAGTGACGGTAACTGCGTCGTCTACCCGGAAAGCTACAGTGCCTATCTCACCGGCAGCTGATACGCCAGTCACAGTAACAGAGGAATTTATGTTTACGCTGACGTCACTGACGAAACCATCGGCGCTGACCGAGATCGTTGTCTCACCCCAGCCGCCGTCACCCCAGCCCGATGCACCCCAACCATCAAGGTACACGGTATTATCATACGAAAGGGTTACAGGTCTTACAGACCCAGTGCCAGTTACGCTCGTTACTCGCTCACGCACCCGAGGACGAGCGGCTGTTACAGTGCCGGTGGCAGAAACACCAGTGACAGAGACATTACTATTTATGCGGATTGAGACGGTGCCGGCAGCACCAGCTCCGGCAACTCCGTCAACTTCGTAGGCAGGAGCTATCCCGCCAAAGCCGTTTACGCCCCAGCCACCTTCCCCCCAACCCTTAGTGTAGGTGGTAGCTGACACGGGCTAGACCTCACGCTATTCGGATAATGGCCGTTGCCGCCGCTGCTGTTGGGAAAATAATCTGGAAGTCACCAGAACTCACCTGCTGGTCGCCGCCAAAGCTCAACACAGCGCACGCCCGGTTGCCGCTGGTTGTGTTGTAAATCAACGCCCCGCAAGTCGTGAAGGTGGCTGATGTCCACGTAGTGTCAGCGAAGTCAGTGAACCCCGTGGTTCCTGATGTTGTCGGCGTTACGTTGGTCAGGGTGTTGCCGCCAGTGGTATACCCGCTACCAGAACCAAGCTCGTCTGTGCTCAAGTTGCTGTAGTTGGTAGTGGCTGCGCCAAAAGTACCGGTTCCAGCAGCAGTGGCCTTTAACAGTGCGATCTTGAACACGTTACCCGTGGTCAACGTGAAGTTGTGAAGCGCCTGCAGGATTTCTCCCTTAAAGCTGGTGGGCATTGCGGTAGTAACTGAAATTGGCATTTTACATCTCCAGTAGTTTTACAAGTTCCGGGTGCCCAGCGGCGCGGAAACGGTTGGTCAGCGTAGTGTGGTTGGAACGAATTGCTTGGTGCATGGCAGCCACAAGCACAACTCTGATTTGATCCCGGTAAGCTTCGGCCTGTGCACGAATAGCGGGGTCAGAGTTCTGTCCTACATAAATAATCTTGTTGAGCGCACCTTCAGCCAACTCTTCGGGCGTAAACCCACGCCCTGAAATTGAACTGGCCGTTATGATTCCTAAAGACGCCCCACCTGTTGTGCTTATCATGATTATGGTCCCGGTGATTCAGATTTTATTGGTATGCGAATCATACCATCACGGAACTCATCACGGCGACGTCTGCCCTGCTGTTCGATGCCAAGACCCTGTATCGCCAGCTTGTAGCTGCCGTCAAAGTAGCCAAGCATCTCAGTTGGACCCTTCGTGTAGCTGTAAGCTTGGATCAGGCACGCATAGAGCAGAGCCTCTGGGGCATTCGTGCTGATCCACGTTGTCGGGTTAGCGGCGGAGAGCTGCGCCGATCGATAGATGTATCCGAGCTCAACCGGGTAGTCAGCGTTAGGCGTTGGTGCCAAGCTGAAGGTATTTTCGTCCCATACAGAATAGTATTTTGGCACTCCGACAGCCGCAGCATCGGGAGCATACTCCTTCATGAAAGACGTATCCCTGAAGTCTAAATAAACTTTATTGCCACCCACGGTAATGAACATGTACCGGTGGGTCAATAGGTCACTTGGCGCTGTCAGAAACCGGTTACCGGTGGTCATTGTGGCAGTCGATTCTTTCTTAAAAACATCAAGATCGATGTCGCGCAGGATCCTGTTTTCGGCCATCGTGATAAATGTGTCGATAACACTGTTTGTGAACACGTTGGCGTCCACATTCGTGTAGTTTCGGATATTTGTAACCAGCTCGCTGTAGTTCATTATGTTATCACTATCGTCACGTTACCCGTAGATCCCACACCCTGAACCGCGTTCTGCTCGGGGAAGGGCTGCATGTTTGTCCCGCCACTCGCACTGCCAATACTCTGAAAGGCTGCGTCACCCGGTAGTCCAAGATAAACAACTGTCGGCTCTACCCTGTCCGGCCTTGGATCGCGCAGAGCAATCGAATCGCCTTTATATCGAAGGGGCTGTAACTGAGGCTCTTTGGGCTCGTAATCATCAGGGCAGACCATGAATCCGCGCCAGTTTTTACGTAATACTTTGTACGGGTATCTCTGCCCGCAGAAGTCGCAAAGCGCGTAGGAATACTTTCCCGTCGCAAACGCCATGTCACACCCCGAAATCAGGCACTATGTGGAAACTTGCTGTGTCTCGGTCTTCCAATGCCGCCCTCTGGAAATCTTCTTCGTAGATCTGCTTCAACGCTCCGGTGCGATCTGGCATGTATTTAAGCGACAGCATGTACGCAAGACCAGAGGCAAGACACGGCAGGAAACGGAAGTTCACGTCTGAGGTGTTCTCGTAGTTGCCAGCGTCCTGAATGCGCCGTATCCGGTAGTAAACAAAGGTGTACACCTGATCTGCCGACGGGTAGAGATACACCTGTGGCGTGTTACTACGTTCCACGTAGAACTGTGCTGGTCGTGCTTGGGTCGTCTTATTCGGAAGATCCAAGTACTCCTCGCGGCTGATTCTGTCGATGGAGACATCCTGCTGCTGACCGGTGGTGTTCTGCCGGATAACTGCCGACAGCACGTTTACCGTATCCAGAGGAAGGTTCAGCACCCGGCTACCCTGCACCAGCGGGAAGGTGGCCTCCTCGATCGTCCACAGGTTAAGGCCACGGTTAGCCCAGTCCAAGAACAACAGGTTTAACGAACGGCGCGCAGAGGACAGCTGATATCCCGAGGTCATCCGCATGCCGCAACGCTCGAAAGCCTCTTCAATCAGGTCATCGATGCTCAGATTAAAGTCTGTTGTTCCAGAAGTACTCATGAGCAGGCCATGCCGCCCTTGGCTTTAGCCATGACCTTCTTTTTCTTCTTAGCCAGACCACCCTTCGCCATCATGACGGGGCCAGTCTTTTTGCTCGTCTCGGACAAAACTCGGTTTTTAGGACCACTTTCAACCGCTCCGCCGCCTCTAGTAGCAGCACCCATTCCACGTCCAGCCATCATGCACCTCGCTTTTTTGGTTTTTTAGCCGTTTCGGCAGATTTTTTAAATGCTGTGCTACTCGGCGCACCCTTACTGCCCGGTTTTCTCATTGTCTCCCCGGATCCTGCTTTGATGCGCTCTCGTTTTGCATTAATGTTTGCGTACAAGCCTCTTTTAGCTGCCATCAGCACTTCCACCTTCGTCGAGCCTGCCGCAGCCGGCTGTTTGGATCTTTTGCAGCCTCTGGGAAGTCCCGCATCTGCCCCGCAGACCTCGCGCAGTAGGACTTCCGTCTTTCCGCGCGCTTGCCGGTGGGCTTGTCTTCCGTCACCGCTGTCTTAAGCTTACTGCCGGGGTTGGCCTTACGGTACGCCTTGACCCCTTTTTCTGTCATGCCTGCGCCAGACTTCGTAGGGCGGAAATTGCCGGACTTCACCGAAGTCTTTATCCCCATGCCCTTGGTCGCCATTACGCAGCCGCTCCGCCTTCAAACAGCAGAGTCACACTGGTTACTTCAGCACTGCTGACATCGATGAACACCCCTGTTTCAAACAGGATACCCATGTCAGGGATGATAATGTCGTAACCACCCGCAGCGGCTGGTGTGGTAATTGTCATCTTTGCAGTGCCGGCAGTTGTCGTTCCGTCCTTGAGACTAAAGGACGCTGCTGTGTTGCTGCATGTGTAATACACGCCAACAACGCGGGTGCGGCCAACAATCGCCGACGCATCTGCCGACTTTGAAACCGATTGAATATTACTGAAGCTCATGGCTTACTCCTTAATCAGACCCTGCAAAATCATTGCTTTGCGGGCAGCTGAGCCAACCGGCGGTAAATCTGCCGGTGCCGGGGCTTGTTCCACCTGCTCTTTAGCCGGCTTTTTGGCCGGCTTCTTAGCCTTTTCTTCGCTCATGGATCACTCCTTAGCGCGTTTCAGCAGCGATCAGATAATCAAGCGTGGTAGCACGGGTGCCAGACGCAGATCCAGACAGGCTCATTGCGGCCAGTGCCAGATTCTCGTCATCTGGGATGTTGGTCGTGTGCTGCGCAACCTGCTTGCCGTTAACGAAGAACGTCACGCTGCCGGTGCTGGTGACATTAAACGACAGCACAACGTAGGTGTTGTCTTCCAAATCTACCAGCGAGTCAGTCGATGTCTCGGTGCCGTTCTTCTCAGTCTTGCACAGGATTGAGGCATTGCCGTCGTCCACTTGGAACACAATGCGGTCAGCTGCAGTCAACATAGCTTCTGGGTTAGTGGCAAAGTTAACAGTCAGGCCAACACAAATGTCAGTCTGGTCTGCGTCGTTGCACTTGATACGGGTTGAGAAGTAGATGTCCTTGTCAGTGGCTACGGCAAAGATTTCGTTGCCCTGAATAGAAGCGCCGTCGTTGTCAGTTGTGGCAGCAGATGTCAGTGCTATCTCGCCGCCGACGGTGTCAGCCACGATACCTACAGAGGCACCTGAGTCTTTTACCACAGTCCAAGCATTGGTAGCGTCAAACGCCACACCAACGAAGTCGTCAACGATGGAGAAGTAAGCGGGGTTGATGCCGATTGGCATTTCGCCAATACCTGCAAACAAGGCGCTTTTGTTTGCGCCAGAATAGAGTAACGGACCGGAGTAATGAGTAGCCGACATATTAGAATCCTCACATGCGAGTTGGGCGCTTCAGTCTGCATGTTGTCCGCTCGGTCGGTCTGCAGCGCGTAAATTGTTCCGAGAATGGAAACACTATATATAAAAAAAAGGGGAGCTACAAGAGCCCCCCCTTCTTTATAACCGGATACCTATTACGGAGTGCCGGGTGAGCCGAAGATTCCGCGAGGATCGCTGAAGCCGAACGAATATCGCTCTCTTGCTTTGTAACGAACGTTACCAGTATCAAAGTCACCTTCAAAACCAGTCTTGATAGCAGCACGGTTGAACATCTTCATGCCATTCGGAGCGTCAGTCTTAATGAAGAACGCATCTGGATCGACGAGGAAGTGGTTAACAGTGTAGCCCTGCGGAACCATGCCCATGTTGCGGATCGCGTTAATGTCGTTGTCCGCTGTGCCTA